CAAACACTAGTAAAGCATAGTGCAAAACTTGCAAAAGAGTTTGGTACTGTAATCCTAGATGAAGCTCATCATTGTCCAGCTAATACATTTTCACAGCTAATAGACGATTTTCATGCTCGTTACAGAATAGCACTTAGTGGTACTATGATCAGAAAAGACGGAAAACACGTAATGTTTCCGGACTTTTTTGGCGATAAGGTATATAAACCACCGCAATCACATACACTAAATCCTGAGGTTAAACTAATACAAACAGGCATTACACTTAAACCTGGCGCTACTTGGGTAGAAAAAATTAATGCACTTACAGAGGATGAAGACTATCGGGCATTTATATCACAACTAGCAAAAATTCAAGTTACACTTGGACACCAAGTTTTAGTTATTGCAGACAGAGTTGGATTTTTACAAAAGGTAAAGGAATATGTTGGAGAAACGTGTGTGCTGGTTACTGGGGAAACCAATTTTGAACAACGTCAACAAATCAAGCAACAGCTACTCACAAAAGAAAAAATGTGTATTGCTGGCAGCAGGCAAATCTTTAGCGAAGGTATCTCCATAAATTCACTTAGTTGTGTTATTTTAGCAGTACCTATTGCAAACGATAGTTTACTAGAACAAATTGTAGGCAGAATTCAACGTCAGCATAACGATAAACTACAACCAGTAGTTTTAGATATGCAATTTGCAGGCTATCAGGATAAAAAACAAAACAGGGATAGATTAGGATTTTATATGCGTAAGGGCTGGGACATTGAACTGGTATAAAAATTTACACTTGTAAATCTTTATTTACTGTGATATAATATATTCTTAGATCAGAGAAATGACTTTATTTTTTAACCTTAAAATTCTAGAACAAGACACACAGTGTGATGCTGAATACATAGTAGAAGCATTACATAAGTTCTATTTAGGCGTAACTATACCAAAAAATGTTCACGAAAAATACAAGCCATTGCAAAGATTACGGACAGGCAGCAGTTTTTTACTAAAACCTGAACCATTTTTCAAAAATACGGGCATAGATTCAGCATATAGAGCACAATACATTAGATTAGCCGGATTACGAAATTACGGTTTATATAAAACTCACGGTATTAAATCTGTAGATTTAACACTATATCCTGACATTGATTTACAAAAAATAAAATCAAACCCGCTTTTAATAATTGCAAACAAACAAATTAAGTTTATACACGAGGAAATTTAAAAATGGCACTAAGCTTTAAGCAAACAAAAGGTCGCGCACAAAAGTCTTCAGTTGAAAGCTACGAATACAAAGACGGCGAAAATGTTGTTAGACTAATTGGTGGCGTATTACCACGCTATGTTTACTGGGTTAAGGGTACTAACAACAAAGATATTCCGGTAGAGTGTCTTGCATTTAGTCGCGACAAAGAGAAGTTTGACAACTTAGAAAAAGATTGGGTTCCTGAATTTCATCCCGATCTTAAGTGTAGCTGGAGTTATGCAGTTAATTGCATTGACGCTAAAGATGGCAAAGTTAAAGTTCTTAATCTAAAAAAGAAGCTGTTTGAACAAATTATTACAGCAGCAGAAGATTTAGGTGATCCTACTGATCCAGAAACTGGTTGGGATGTAGTATTTAAACGAGTAAAAACTGGGCCACTAACTTATAATGTGGAATATACCCTGCAAGTTTTACGTTGCAAACCACGTGCACTTAATGCTCAGGAAATTGAGTTAGCCGCAAAAGCATTGCCTATTGATGAAAAATATCCTCGTTCAAATCCTGATGAAATTAAAGCACTCTTAGAAAAACTTCAAGCTAGTGTAGACGAAGAAAATTCTCAAAGCGAACAAGAAGCTGTAAAAGAGCTAGGTTAAACAACAAGCCCGCTAAAGCTGATACTTTAGCGGGCTATTTTGTCTGGTACAAAATGAACATATTATTCATAGCAGATATACATATAAAACTGGGTCAAAAAAATGTGCCAGTTGAATGGGCTAAAAATAGATTTAATTTATTTATAGAACAATTTAAACAAATGCAACGCCATGCTGACTTAGTAGTCTTAGGTGGCGATATATTTGATAGACTTCCAACTATGGATGAGGTTGAGCTATACTTTGATTTAATTGCTAATATTGATGTAGAGTGTGTAATCTACCCTGGTAATCATGAAATGCTTAAAAAAGATACTACTTTTTTAACATACTTAAAACGTGCTACTACTAGAATCAATCCGCTAGTAACTATTGTAGATGACTTTTATACCAGACACGGTATTGATTTTGTACCCTACAACAAGCTAAAAGAACTAGAAACTACAAAATATACTTTTGATGAAAAGATTTTATGTACTCATGTGCGGGGTGAGATTCCGCCACACGTTAAACCAGAAGTAGACTTACAGCTATTTGATCGCTGGAATCTAGTTCTAGCAGGAGATTTACATAGTTATGAAAATTCACAACGAAACATTATTTATCCAGGCAGCCCTTATACTACTAGTTTTCATCGTAGCAGGGTTGATACGGGCGCTATTTTACTGAACACTACTACTCTTGAACATAGCTGGCTAAAGTTTGAATTGCCACAATTGATTAAGCAAACTATAGGTGTGCACGACCCTAAACCGCAAACCCAATTTCATCATACAATCTATGAAATCGAAGGTGACTTGCATGAATTAGGGCAGCTTGAGGACAGCGATCTTATTGATAAAAAAGTAGTTAAACGCGCACAGGAAACTCAACTAATTTTAGACCCGGAACTTAGCTTGGGCGAAGAAGTGCGTGAGTATTTAACTTATATCCTACAGCTTAATGAAAGCGCAGTTGCTGAAACACTAAAAGAATTCTACAATTATTCGGACAAGCTAGAACTATGATAACACTAAAAGAACTACGCTGGTCTAATGCCTTTAGTTATGGCAGTGGTAATAAGATTGATTTTACTCAAAGTCCACTTACTCAGCTTGTGGGTAAGAATGGGCATGGTAAAAGTAGCGTTGCCCTAATCCTAGAAGAAGTTTTATTCAATAAAAATAGCAAAGGCATTAAAAAAGGCGATATACTAAATCGTTATATCAAAGACAAACATTATCAAATTGAATTAGTATTTGATAAAGATGGTTGTGAGTATAAACTAGAAACAAAACGTGGCGCTCAACAACAAGTAAAACTTTATAAGGGTTCAGAAGATGTTAGTGGTCATACGGCTACTACTACTTATAAACTTGTAGAGCAGTTAATAGGCATAGATCACAAAACTTTTTCACAGATTGTTTATCAAAGTCACGCCGGTAGTCTAGAGTTTTTAACTAGTGCTGATACTGCTAGAAAGAAGTTTTTAATTGAGCTGCTTAATTTAGGCAAATATACTCAGGCTGGAGAAGTATTTAAACAAGCGGCAGCAGAAGTAGGTAAAGACTTTACACAAGCACAAGCTAAATTAGATACTATACAGCAATGGATTGCTAAGTACAGTAAAACAAGTTTTGAGCCAAAAGGTTATACTCCGGTTTCTGTTTTAGATGATAGTCTGGTAGCAGAAGCTAGTAGATTGTCAACTACTATTCAAGATATTGAAAAAACTAATAAAAAGATTACACAAAATAATACCTATAAACAATTAAAAGATAAGATTAATTTACTACCAATACCTAATAAACCTACATTAGATGTAGATAGTGCGCTGGTTAAAAAAACTGAGTATGATAAAACCATTCAAGATGCAACCTTTTTTAAACAAAAAATGGAATCATTGCATGGTAACTGTCCTACCTGTTTACAAGCTATTGATACAGACAAAACTCAAAATTTAATTGCAGAACAAGATCAACTTATTATTGTATCTAAACTTAATAGTGCATTAAGAGCAGAAGAAATAAAAACATATAATAATGAACTTGCTCGCTGGAATCAAGCACAACGTAATCAACAAGAGTGGGAAAAATATCATCAATTAATTGATCTAGAGCTACCCCTAAATCTATTAGACGAAGCAACATTACAAAAACAATTAAAAGATTTGCAAAAGCAAATAGAGAGTATTAAACAAGATATTGCTAAAGCAGAAAAATACAATCACGAAGTAACTGCACATAATAATCGACTAGAGTTAATTAAATCTCAAATAGTTGAAATGGAAACAGAACTTAGTGAGTGGACTACTACAGCAAAACAATTAACCGCAAAACTAAATACTATTAATACATTAGTAAAAACTTTTAGTACAACAGGATTAGTTGCGTATAAAATTGAAAATCTTGTTAAAGACCTAGAACAAATCAGTAATGAATATCTAGGTGAGCTTAGTGGTGGCAGATTCCAAATCAGTTTTCAAATTAGCGGTAGTGATAAATTAAATGTAATTATTACTGATAATGGAACCGATATTGATATATTAGCACTTAGCGGCGGTGAACGAGCCAGAGTTAATGTGGCAACACTATTAGCAATTCGTAAACTAATGCAAAGTTTAAGTCAAAGTAGAATTAATCTATTAATTTTAGATGAAACTATAGAAGCTTTAGACGTAGATGGTAAGGAGAAATTAATTGAAGTCTTACTTAAAGAAGAATCACTCAATACCATACTCGTTAGCCACGGATTCAGCCATCCCTTATTGGAAAAGGTACACGTTGTTAAACGAAACAACATTTCTACAATCGAGGGTTAAAATGATTAAAATTTATACTAGTAAAGAATGTATTGCAACAGTTAGTAATACTAATGGATTTAGTCGTCAAGTGTTTCACTTTGATGATATTTATCCAGAAGAATTAAGTTCACTAACAGTTGTTTGTGGCGCAGTAACTTATCTTGATGATAATGGTTCTGTGGTCACTGTAGGTGATCCTAGTTGTTTAGCAGTACAAGGATCAGCATCAGTACCGCCAGTTACTGAGTAATGGTCGATTCTAGGGCTAAAGGCGCTAGAACTGAAACAGTTATCAGGGATCTTCTTCGTAAACATACCAGATTGGCGTGGGAGAGGGTTCCTGGTTCCGGTGCATTAGATGAAAAACATGGATTAAAAGGTGATCTTTATATTCCTAATTGTAACAACATATTCTGTGTTGAAGCTAAAGGATACGCAGATGATCATTTAACTAGCGCTGTATTAACATCTAAATCACCACAATTACTAGAATTTTGGCAACAAACTTTACGTCAAGCAAAACAAGTAAATAAACTACCACTACTAATATTTAAACACGATCGTAGTAAAGTATTTGTAGCATTTAGTACTGATTATTGTATACCAGAAACCTATAATCACTTTTACATATCCAGAGAACCATATAGTTTTTATGTTTCACTGCTTGAAGACTGGTTAACTTATGAGCGACCAGAATTTGTGACTTGACTTGTACCTTAAATTTTAGTATAATATTAAATGAAAAATATTTTAATAAAGCCAACCTTAGACTGGATATATAATGATTACAAATCCAATCGTTATCGCTTTGTTATTGAGCTGGTTGCTTGGGCTCTTAGTATTGGGTGTGCTATTACAATGGCTGGAACAGTACCAAACCCTCCACTTATGGCTCTTTATCCCGTTTGGATTATTAGTTGTGCTATTTATGCCTGGTGTGCTTGGTCTCGTCGTTCATTGGGTATGCTTGCTAACTACGGCCTGCTTGTCTCCATTGACCTATTTGGCTTTATAAGGTTACTAACTGCAGGATAATATGAGTAAAACATTTAAACAAGTCACAGAACACGAAAATTCTCTAATAATTGTAGATGCACTTAACTTAGCTTTTCGTTGGAAACACAGCGGCGCTACAAATTTTGCTGAAGATTACCTACGCACTATCGAAAGCCTAAAGAAAAGTTATAAAGCCAAATGGGTTGTTGTAGCAGCAGATCAAGGTAGCAGCAGTTACCGTAAACAGATTTATCCTGAATACAAGCAAAATCGCAAAGATAAATTTGCTGAACAAACTGATGCTGAACGTGCAGCGTTTGAGTTATTTTTTGAAGACTATCAAGCAAGCCTAGACTATATTCGCACAACTACTGATTATCCTGTAATTCAATTTAAACAAACTGAGGCTGACGACATTGCCGCTTACATTACTAGTATTCACAACCTTTTACCTGCTGTTAGTCACATTTGGTTGATTAGTAGCGACAAAGACTGGGATTTGCTTATCAATGATAATACTAGTAGATTTAGTTATGTAACTCGCAAGGAAGTTACTGCTAATAACTGGCATACACACTATGATTTTCCGCATGAACATTATATTTCAATAAAGTGTTTAATGGGCGATACTGGTGATAATGTACTAGGCGTAGAAGGTATTGGTCCTAAACGTGCACAACAATTAGTTCAAGAATATGGCACTGCAATAGATATAGTAGCTGGACTACCTATTGAAAGTAAATTAAAGTATATTAAAACCTTAAATCAGAGTGGCGATAGAATTTTACTTAACTATCAGCTTATGGACTTAGTTACCTTTTGCAAAGATGCACTAGGTGAAAACACCAAACAAATAGATGAAATTTTAAAAGATTATTGTAAGGATTGATATGGTTAGTACAAGAGCCCAAGTAATTACACGTCGAACTTATAACAGGCCAACTTCAGACGACGGAAAACAGTTTGAAACTTGGCAAGAAACAGTTGCCCGTGTAATTGATCACCAAGCCTGGCTATGGGAGCGCGCTCTTGGTCGTGAGCTAAACGATCAAGAATACGCAGAACTTTATGACTTAGAGCAGCTAATGCTTGACCGTAAAGTTTTAATGAGTGGCAGAACACTATGGCTAGGCGGTACTCAAGTAGCTAAAACTCGTGAGGCTAGTCAGTTTAACTGCAGCTTTACTCATGTAGAAACTGTTTATGATGTAGTTGATGTATTATGGCTGCTGCTACAGGGTTGCGGAGTAGGATTTAAACCTATTGTAGGTACACTTAATGGATTTTCAAAGCCTATTAAGAATATCAAAACAATTCGCAGTCAGCGCAAAGATAAAGGTGGCCTAGAGTACAACACGGAAACTTGGGATCAAGAAACTAAAACTTGGACACTACAAATTGGTGATAGTGCAGAAGCTTGGGCTAAGTCAATTGGCAAACTTATGGCTGGTAAGTATCCCGCTGATACTTTGGTTTTGGATTTTAGCCAGTTACGTCCCGCAGGTGAGAGGTTAAAAGGTTATGGGTGGATTTCTTCAGGGGATACTGCTATTAGTGTTGCATATACTGCTATTGCCAATATCCTTAACGGTCGTGCTGATAGTTTACTTACTAGGATGGATATTCTGGACATCATTAATCATTTGGGGACTATTCTTAGTAGTCGCAGAAGTGCTGAAATCGCTCTTTTCGACTATGGTCAACCTGAATGGGAAGAATTTGCAGTAGCTAAAAAAGATTGGTGGTTGCACAACAACGAACATCGTACGCAAAGTAATAATTCACTAGTATTTAAAGAAAAACCACTACGTGAAGACCTAGAAAAAATCTTTCAGTTAATGCAGGAAGCTGGCGGTAGTGAACCAGGTTTTATTAATGAAGTCGAAGCACTGCGTCGTGCACCTTGGTTTAAAGGCGCAAATCCTTGTGTAGAAATATTATTAGGCAACAAAAGTTTTTGTAACCTAACTGAAACTGATTTAGCTAAGTTTAAAGGTGATAATGCTGGCTTACACGCCGCTATCAGACTAGCTGCTCGTGCCAATTATCGTCAGACCTGTGTTGACTTACAAGACGGTATTCTACAAGAAAGTTGGCATCTTAACAACTACTTTATGCGCTTATGCGGCGTAGGTTTAACTGGTATTGCAATGCGTCCAGATATGGGTAGCTATGACTACGAATACCTTAAACGTACAGCAACTAGTGCTGCAGTAGGAATGGCTCAAGAACTAGGATTACCTAGCCCTAAAAATGTAACTTGTATTAAGCCTAGTGGTACAGTCAGCAAGATTATGGATACTACAGAGGGTGTACATAAGCCGCTTGGTAAGTATATTTTCAATAATGTACAGTTTTCCAAGCACGATCCAGTAGTAGAAAAACTACGCGAAGCAAATTACTTGGTAATTAACCATCCAGTTGATGATAGCGGCGTGTTAGTTACCTTTCCAGTATGCTGGGATGGTGTAGTGTTTGATAAAGTTGACGGCAAAGAAGTCAACCTAGAAAGTGCGGTTACACAACTAGAACGCTATAAATTACTACAAACTAGCTGGAATCAACAAAATACTAGTGTTACTATTAGTTATGATCCTAGTGAGATTACTAGCATTATTGACTGGTTGATGGATAACTGGGATTGTTATGTAGGTGTAAGTTTTATTTACCGTACTGATCCTACAAAAACAGCTAAAGACTTAGGCTATCTCTACCTGCCACAAGAAGTTGTAGACGAACGTACTTACCGAGACTATATTGCTCAACTTAAACCAGTCGTCCTAGACGATGCTAATAGTTTTGATGAAATTATTGGCGAAGATTGTTCAACGGGCGCTTGCCCAATTAGATAATATTAACTATGAAAACTTTTAACTTTGAATTAACAGAAGACGAAGCAAACCTAGTGCTACAAGGTTTACAGGAATTGCCGGCTAAAATTTGCAATCCGCTTAGTAAAAAGATTGTAGAACAAGCTCAATCGCAAATGACCGAAGAAGGTGGTAAAGTAATTCAACATACCATTGAAGATAATTTAGGTGCTCATGAACAGCTAGGTTAATAAAAAAGCCCCTAAGCAGCAATGCTTAGGGGCTTTTTGTTTAGTCGTTGTAGGCTAAGATAATCTGCTTACACATACGGCTACGAACAATATCATCGTCTTCAAATCTAACTGCTTGAACGCCGGCAAGATTTTGTAGTCTAGCAACAGCGTCTTCCAGGCCGCTGTCTAAAATGTCTACTTGTTTAGGATCACCACTTAAGATAACTTTGCAGTTTTTACCTACTCGTGACAGCAACATTTTAAGTTCGGTTTTAGTTAGGTTTTGTGCTTCGTCTACTAGGATTATAGCATAGTCAAAACTCATGCCACGCATAAACCCTATAGGTTTAGGGTCTATTTCATGATTTTTTAGTGCATACTGATAAAATCCAGCACCTAATGTTTTAGTAAAAACTTGATCAAAAGGTTGCAGATAGGGAGCATATTTATCATCTAATTTTCCAGGTAAGAATCCCATGCCTCTACCAGTTTCTACATTGGGTCTTGTTAAAATAATTTTTGATATTTTACGATGAAATAAGAGTCCGGCTGCATAACTAGCAGCTACATAAGTTTTGCCTGTACCAGCACTGCCAATACCAAATACAATGTCATTGTTTTTAATAGCGTCTAAATATACACTTTGAATTTCGTTTAGTGGTTTTACTTCTTTAAATCCATTTTCAATTGGATTTTTAGCTTCTAACAACATTACCTTACGAGCTTGTTTACTAGTTGGTGTACCCATAAAAACCTTATTAAAAAGATTATAAAATATAGTTAAATTATTAATAGTGATTATTTACTCCTAAAAATTTTATCCATATTAACCAAATAATAATAAAAATTTACCAGTAGTTGTTATAGTAGGCGGTGAATAAGAACTAAAAATCCACCCTAACGACCCGTTGTTGGTTGAGTTAGCCCCTGCATACCATGTATCCGTCAAACTGTACGCACGAACGCCCGTGATAGCCAAGTAATTTACGTTAGGCTTGGTTGCACCAGTCAAGATCAAAGTGCCGGGGCTTGATGCTGATGTACCTTGAATGGTCAGAACTCTACCCGACGCGCCTGTCCCGGTGAATTGAGTAACCCTCTGAGTAGTTGTGTTCAGAGTGATGTTTGTTGCCCCGGTCGTGCTATAGGTATTGGTGATGTCCTTGAATGTGTTGTCGCCCGTAATGGTCAACACACCTGCACCGCCTTGGTTGAGAGTGATGCCAGAGTAGGAAATGCCGCCGCCTTGAAAGTTCTTAGCTGATGCTGATGTGAGGCTAATTGTGCCTGTGCCTGTAACAGTAAGGCTAGTGGAGGTTGCTGCGTTCCATGCGTTACCTGCACCTGCAATTGTCCATGTTCCAGCTCCAATTGAAATTGTTCTAACATTTGAGTTGCTGGTGTTAATGTTTGCGCCTGAGTTTGAGAGAGTTACGTTATAGCCGTTGGCATTAATTGTTCCCGCCGTCACAAACAGTGCTGTACCGCTAAAATTACTGTTAAACGCATCTTGGAGAGTTGCAGAACCGCCCGGAGTATTAACCGTAAGTGTTTGCGTCCAAGTCACGCCAGCACTTGTAATTGTTTGACTGCCGCGACCCGCAAATGTCAACGTCCCTGTACCCGACAGCGTAGTGCCTGTGCCGTTGATCCAGTTGCCGTGGATAAATGGCGCATTGGTGCTGGTTTCCAACGTCATTGTGTTGCTGGTACGGGCACTCATGTCTATGGTGCCAATGTTGTACGCAGCGTTAATGGTTACTGTTGTGCCGGTATTTGGCACGGTAGCTTGAAAAATTGCCGTATCTTGAGCTAATGGAAAATCCGTTAGTCCTCCACCACTACCACCCGTTGTGTTCCAAACACTTCCACCCCAAAGTCCGCCCCCGGTTCCACCAAAGTAAACAGTTTTACCCGCAACAAACGTAATACCGCTGTTACCTTTGCAGTCACCTAGACGAGTTCCACTAACAGGAGCCGCAGCACCAGCAATTGTGATGTCCCTGAAGTCAACGTCCGTTCCAGAAAATGCTGCGCAGGTAAGTGTTCTGGTTGTGCCAATTGTGTCTGACCGCACAAACAGCCGCATAGTTGCGTTGGTTCCTGCGGAAATGGTTAGGGTGCCGTTAATGGTTTGATTGGCTGCGACAGATACAACTTTTAAACCAGACGCAGTAATGCCAGTAAACGACAGGTTGTTAAAAGTGTTTGCGCCGTTAAGGATAACCGTTCCTGCGGTTGTGTCTGTAAAAGATACGTTATAAAAAGTTTTTCCAGAACCGGCAAATGTTGGGCTGGCGTTTGTTATTGTAATTTGCGATGTTGCGGCATTAAACGTAGAATCAATTTTAAAACCAACATTAAAAGGATTGCTGTTTGATAGAGTAATAGTTGAAGAACCAAGATTTAATGTGCTTGGAGTTGTTGCTGTGTTTGTATTAAGATCAACGCCAAGAGTAAGCTGTGCTGCGGTAATGTTGTAATTTGCAGTGTTAAATGTTCCAATAAAAGCATTCATTGTTGAGCAATTTAATGCGCTGCCCAATGACCATTCTGAATTTTGTCCGGAAATAACTATTTG